TTACTCATGCAGCATTGATTTCTGGACGGTACCAGCATTTTATCGCCAATGATATTCAGGGAGAATTTCCGCGGCTGTTTCTTCGGATTGCAACTGAAGGCCTGAAGCCAGAAGAATTTTATCCTGTATCGCGTGAAGAATTTGAATTGCGAAAAGCAGATCCGTTGATTCGGCTTGTTTGGAGTTTCGGCAATCAAGGCAAATCGTATTTGTATGCGAAGGACATTGAGCCGCTGAAACTGGCCGGGCATGAAATCTGCATTGCGGAAACCTATAAAGAACGCTACACGGCTTATAAAAAGTTCTTGAGCCTGCTTTTTTGCGTGAGCAAAAAAGAAAACGTAGTTGAGTTGCAGGCCATCGAAGGCCTGCAACGGCTTCAAGAACTGGAGGCACTGGAGCGCCTGGAGGCACTGGAGCGCGATTATAAAGATGTGCAAATTCCCGCAAATTCTACCGTTTACGCTGATCCACCATATTCCGGCACAGCAAAATATGGTTCCGGGGTATTCAATCACACGGAATTTTATGAATGGCTTCGGAACACGCCGTTTCCGGTTTATGTTTCCGAATATTCCATGCCGGATGATTTCATTTGTGTTGCCGAAACAGAATTGAAATCCATTCTGGGAAGCAATAGCAAATCCGTTACGGAATGCCTGTTCCTGCATGAACGTTTTGCGGAACGGCACGAACAGCAAACCTTCAACTTTTAAGGAATCCTGAACACATGAAATTTGACTGGCAAAGTTTTTTGTTCTTCCTTCTTGTTTTGCTGGTTATCGCCATTGGTGCGTATGCCACATACATCGAATGGGATAACAAAATCAAACTGAACACCTATTTGAACAACGAGGTGCAGAAATGACCGCCGAACAATACCTGAAAGCCGTGATCGAACGGAACCCCGCACTTGGAAAGCCGGACGATGAAAAAATCACCCTGACCGCACGCGGAATTCGGAACCTTATCAAGCAGGCCCATGCAATGGGCGTGCAGCATGAACACGAACGGCAAAAGGCAAAGGAACTGATCAACAGTAAACTGAACCCGTTCCGCGCACCCTGGGAGTAATGAACATGGATAAAGACGAAATCAAAAAAATTGTGATGGATGCCATTGATTCCGGTGCAATTCAGTACACGCTGGAAACCTGCAACACCGGCGATTGCACGCTGAAACTCGGCCCCATTTACTTCAAACGGGAAATCCCGCCGCCCCCGCTTGATCCAAACGCAAAGAGATATGTGATTTTGCGCGGGAACGAAACCGAAAAAGAACGGGAACACATCAAAAAGCGGCTGGGTGGTGATGTGGAATTTCTGCCTTCCTGTGCTGAAATCACGCCGTTTGCCGCCATGCAGTGCAAAATCACCGTGAACGGGCGCGTGATCGCATTCTGCGACCAAAGAAATGTGCTTATGCTTTGAGAGGTGACCTTATGAACGAAACCATTTCCATCAACTGTGCCGAAGATGTGCTGAAAAACGCCGAGGCAAACACCGTTTCCGTGGAACGCGCCACCATGCCGGAACCGCTGTGGCATGATGCCACGGAAAAACCCGTGATCGATGATAGAGAAATGATTGTTTTCATGGTGGAAGATGAAAACAGCATCTATCACACGAAACTGTTCTTTGTGAACCTGATCAACCAGCGGCATCTGGAAAACTGGAATGATGAAGTTCACTTTTCCGGCATCCAGAAATGGTGCTACTATGCCGATTTGCTGAACGCGGAGGTACGGAAATGAATCCTGGAAGCCCGTATTGGCTTATTAACCCGGCAAATCCTGCAAGCCCCATTTGGATTGCAAGACAAACGGCAAGCCAAAATTCCGCCGGAACACATCAAACCTTATCACCCGAAGAAGATTTCATCATGAGCATCATTATTTCCATCATGCTGCTTTTCATTTTGGCTTCCTTCGGGTATGTAATCTATAAAGAATGGAAAGAAGAAAGGGAACGCAAATGAACATCGTTTTTATAACCCGGTGCTTCAGGCCCACAAACCTGGAAGCCATCAAATCACGCCTGAAGGAAGTGTTTCACCACACCAGCCACACATACCGGCATTTCATCCTGGTGGATATGACCCGCGCAGAATCCCCGGCCCCGTTCGCGGATTTCTGTGATCCGAACACCACCGTGGTGTTCAGCAACGAAAAGCCGCAGGCCGATGAATACAACACAAAGGCCATCGATGAAGTGCTGGCCGCCTACTACACGCCGCGCGAAACCTTCGTGTACATCCTGGATGATGACAATACCATCAGCAAAGATTTCCTGCGCGTGTGCGATTACTGCGAACATAACGCAGGCGCGGATGCGCTGGTGTTCCAGATTGCAAGCCGCCCGGAATTGGGCCAGAAATTTATTCGGCCCGGCGAAGCCATCGGCAAGATCGATTGGGCAAACTTCCTGACCCGGCTGGACGTGATGAAGTGGCTGAAAATCTTCACCGGCACCGATTCGCAAACCGCCGATGGGCAATTCTTCAACCGGATGCTGGAAAAGGGCCTGTGCATCCTGTACACAAACGAAGAACTGTGTTTCTATAACGCCCTGCCGAAACCCTGAAGAAAGGATCAATGGAGCCTATGAACAACGAAAAAGAATTGGCGAAAAAACAAGAAATTCCTGATCCGCCAGACCTTCCGACTTGCTTTCATTGCAAATGGTTGAATCGTTTTAAACTGACTTGTTTCCGTACAGGCAAGGATAGAAAACTCCCCGAACCAGCTACATGTAAGAAGTTTCAATATGATTGGGGTGTAAAATGACCGAACTGGAAACCATCCGGGAACTGCTGGAACGCCTCGACCCCGCCGCCCTGAATTACAATGAATGGCTGAAGGTCGGTTCCGCCATCAAACACGAAGGCGGCACCGCTTATGAATGGGATGCCTGGAGCCGCAAAGATGCCCCCCGTTACCGTGCCGGTGAATGCGACCGGAAATGGGCCGGGCTGGATCGCGGGGCCGCACCCTGCACCGTGGCTTCCGTGGTGGAACTGGCCAAACGACAGGGAATCACGCTGACTGTGCAAAAGCCACCGGAACAGGATGATGATTACACCCCCGTGGATTACATGGGCGTGTTCACATTGCCGCGCATCCGCCGCGAATACGTGATGGAAGAAGAACTGCCGACCATCACCGCGCCCGGAATCGAACAACTGAAAACGTACCTTCAAACGCTGTTCCGCCCTGAAGAACACGTGGCGTTCACCGTGGCCGCCGTGCAGAATGGCGAAAAGTTCAACCCCGCCGGAAAAGGCGTGTACACCCGAACCTGCGCGGAACTGCTGGCCGCCCTGGATTCCGGTTCAATGGATTTTGCCGTGGGCACCATCGAAAACCCGGAAGCCGGTGCATGGATTCGGTTTAATCCGTTTGACGGGAACGGCATCAAAGATGAAAACGTGACCAGCTTCCGGTTCGGCCTGGTGGAATGCGACGATGTGCCGGTGAATGAGCAGTATGCCATGTACAAAAAGCTGAAACTGCCCATTGCCGCCCTGGTGCATTCCGGCGGCAAGTCAATCCACGCCATTGTGCGCATCGATGCGGAAACGTATGAAGAATACGTGAAGCGCATGGATTTCATTTACAATGCGTGCCAGAAAAACGGATTGAACGTTGACACGAAGAACCGAAACCCTTCCCGCCTTTCCAGAATGCCAGGCATCATGCGCGGCGAACAAATGCAAACCCTGCTGGCCACAAACATCGGGATGCCGGATTTTGCATCCTGGAAGCGGCACATTTCCCCCTCCGTGCTGGCTGGCAACATGCTATCCTATGCGGAACTGAAAAACAAATATAAGAAGGGAAGCAAAGATGAAGATGAACTGATCGAAAGCCGGTTCCTGTGCCGCGGCGATGCCATGCTGTTTTCCGCCGAAACCGGCGTTGGAAAGTCAAGTTTTATCGCGCAGTTATGTTTCAAGTTCGCGGCTGGGCGGCAATGCTTCGGATTGACACCGGCACGGCCTTTGCGTTCCCTGGTGATTCAGGCGGAAAACAACGACCGCGACCTTTGGGAAGAAGCGTGCGGAATCGAACAGGGCCTGCTTCAACATGAATCCGGGTGGAGCACCGCCGAACTTCAGCGTGCGGATGCGGCAATAACTTACGTTACGTATTCCGATACAAACAGCATGAAGTTCGTGGAATATCTGGATGAGTTGATGCTATCCATTGACAATAAGCCGGATTTGCTTGTAATAGACCCGTTGTTCGCATTCGCAGGCTGTGATGTTTCCGCCGAACAGGGCAAACTTTCCGCATTCCTTCGGAACGGATTGCAACCCCTGATCCGAAAGCATCAAGTGGGATGCGTGATCGTGCATCACACCGCAAAACCATCCCGTGAAATCACCGTGCGAAATATCAACTACAATGAAGCGTACAACTATGCCGGAAGCGCGGAATTGGCAAACTGGGTGCGCGGCATCCTATCGCTGGAATGCGTTTATACTTCGGATGATACAACGGACAAGAAACACCGTGTTTTCTGTTTGAAATCCGGCAAGCGCGGTTCCAGGATTCAGCATGATTTCATGGTGTGGCTGAAATGGGCCGAAGATTGCATATTCTGGCTTCCTGCCGAACCGCCGCCGCAGATAAACAAACAAGCACAATCCAATCATAAAACGGAAACCGCCAAAGCAACCGCGCAAAGGATCGCCACGGACGTGCTGGCATATCTGGTGAAAGTGGGAACGGCAAGCAAAAAACAAGTGGTTGCAAGCCTTTGCCATGAATCCGGGTATTCCCGCAGTGGCGTGCAGGATGCGCTTATGTACCTGCAAACATGCAATATCGTGCTTTCTTCAACCGAAGGCAAGAACACAAACTATTTCATCAATGCCGCACGGCAGGAAGAAATTGAAAATGCAATCAACCAATAACTTCTAACTCACGAACCCGGCGGCTTATGCCACGGGTGAAGGTGTGTAAACACACCCCTATTTCATAGGGGGGTGTGTTTATTCCACACCGCCTTCGGCCCCGATAGCATCCGCCGGAATGTGAAAAAACAAATCGAACCATGAAAACACAAAACGAAAAAACGAAAATCTGCTTTTTCCACCAGTTCAACCCGCCGACCACCACGTTCCAGGCGCGGAACAGCCAATGGCGGCCCACACCTTCGGCCAGGAAGGCAATGGCATTGTGGCAAGCAGTGCTGGAACAGTACAGGCCTGCCGAACCGCTGAAGGGGCCGGTGCGGCTGGAAGTGCAGTTCATCTTCCCCGGCGAACGTGTGCAAACCATACGAACCGCAAAGCCGGATTTGGACAACCTGCTGAAAGGCGTGCTGGATATTTGTACCCGGCTGGGCTACTGGCAGGATGATGCGCAGGTGGTGAGCATCTACGCCATGAAGATGGATTCACCAATGCCGGGCCTGTTCTTCGCGGCTGAAACCGTGGAAAGCGCGTGGAAGGAAGGGAATGCGCGATGACGGACAAAGACACATCCACGGCACAAAGTGCCGCCAAAACGCACCGGATGCGCGTTTCCTGCCATTTTCGGCAGGTAGTTGCCACCGCACCCCACGGCAAAGGGGGGATGGGTCGATATGTTAGAAGTCTAAATGGTTTAGACCCTAAAGCATCGCAGGTACTACCCCGACCGACCCCCAAACCGAGGTGGCGCGTTCAAGGTTGACATATACCCGGATTTAGACTTTTTAACCCCCTAAACAAAAAACACTTACCCCATGAAAAAAAACACGGAATTGAACCCCTACGGATGGAACCGGATCACGGATCATGCCGCCTTGTGGGGCGTTACGAAAGGTCGCATTTCGCAGCTGGTGAAGGAAGGCCGCCTGGAAACAAACGGCAAAACCGGAAAGAAGCTTCGTGTTCGCGGTTATCTGGCGAATTGGAAGCCTGCTGAAGTTGGTACTGGTCTCGCGCCCACGCACGACAGCGCAGGGCTGAGCACGCCCGCGTATAATGCGCAGGCGCGCAGCCGCGCCACGAACGAAACACCCCCCGCAAAATCCGCTTCCAAAGTTTCCGAACCGGCACCGAAAAAACAGCAATCGAAAAAAGCCGCCGAAAAAGCACCGGTTCAGGAAACGCCGCCGAAGGTGGAACGAAAAGTTTCTATTCAGGCGGAACCGCCGGAAATGTGGATGACATACGAAGAAGCCCGTGCGGAAAAGATGAAGCAGGACGCGCGGCTTGCAAAACTGAAGGTTCAGGAAAAGGATTATGCTTTCATGGCTTCAATTTATAATGATGTTTCGGATGCGTTTTGTTGTACGTTTGTTCCTCTAAAACAGCATTTTATCGAATTGGATTTGAACAAAAAACAGATTGCCGTGCTTTCCGCCCTGGTGGACGGTTGCCTTGTGGAATTTAGAAAGGAAGTTCAAAAAAGAATCCAAAAACGAATCAACGGCGATTCAGCGGAAAGTGAGTATGAGGAATGAACCCGGAAGAACTTCTTGCAATCGGCATTGTTGCGTTTTTGATGATTTCACTTTCCGTGCTTTTCCTGATGGCGATTTGTTTTGTGATCTGGGCCACGGTGATTTCGGCGGCGGATGCCGTCGCAACGGTGGACGCATCACGGAAAAAGGAAAGGAAATGACATGAACCCGGAACAACTTTTCATCAACGCGGTTCGGGAGTTCCTTACCCTTCAGCCGCGCACCGGCATTGTGGAATGGGCCGAAACCGCCATTGACTTCAGCGAAGACGTTTCCGCCGAACGCAAGCGCGTGGACTTCAGCCTTTCCCCGTTCCTGATTGATCCGCTGAAGTGCTGGGAATATTCCGGCCACATCCGTGAAGTGGTGGTATGCGCACCGGAACAAACGGGAAAAACCATGATTGAATCCTTCGGCGTGCTGTACTGCATGAACTTCAAACCTTCATCCATGCTTTGCGTGTACCCTTCGGATGATCAGGCGGCGGATGTGAACAAGTTGAAATATGAACCGCTGATGAAGCGCATTCCATCCCTGGCGGAAGAACTGAAGCGGCCCTTCGCGAAACGTAAGGATTGCTATATCCTTGCCGCAAGCACGATGTTCTTTCAAGGTGCCGGGGCCAAAATCATGAGCAAATCCTGCAAGTTGGTAGTGCTTGACGAAGAAGACCAATATCCGGTAGTGAAGACGCTGGACGCGGTTTCCGATACCCGCAAGCGCACGCGTTCGTATTCGGAAAGTATCATGTTCAGGGTGTGCACGCCTACGGAAAAAACCGGTTCAATCTGGCGGGCGTTCCTGGCCGGAAGTCAAGGCTATTGGACTTTGCGCTGCCGTGGATGCGGCGAACTCACCATGAGGTCGTGCGATTTCGGCAACCTTCAATTTGAATCGAACTATGATGATGAACGCGGGCTGTACATGGTGAAGCCGAACAGCATCCGCCTGATTTGCCCGAGGTGCAAGCATGAACACAAGGAAACGGATAAAAGGTGGATGAACCTGAATGGCGGCTATGTTCACACCTTCCCCGAACGCATCGAGGAACGCCCTTCGTTCCAATACGGGGTGCTGGCCACGCAGTTTCCGATTATGAGCTGGCCGCGCATTGCGGAAAAAATATTGGAATGTGGCCGCCGTTCGGACGTGAAAGCGCACTATGAACTGGATAATTCGTGGAAGGGCCTGCCGTATTCGCCGCGCGAAGTTTCGGCGGATGATTGCCGCCACCTGAAGGAACACATGTTCCGCCCGGATCAGCTTCCGCCTGCCGAAGAAATCGAAATGGTGTTCCTGATTTCGGACACGCAGGACAATTTCAGCCCGACCGGGGTGTTTGCCCTGGATGTGCATGATAACTTGTGGCTGTTGGAATATGCAAACGTTACACATTTGTGGCTTTCCGCAGGTGATCGTGAGGAACTGGAAAAGCAAACCGGGGAACCGGTGCGCACCGTGGAAGACATGTTCAATGGAATATACCGGTTCGGCGAAACGAAAATAAGTCCGCGTTTTCATATTTTGGACTATCGCGGCCACCGCCAGAAGGAAATTGCAGGATATGCCGCCGCGCATTCGATGGTGTTTCTGTATGCCGGCGCCGGAACCAGGCAATTGGAACCGTTCAAGAAAAGTTCAAAGTCAAGCCGGATTTATTATGTGAACGCGCACCTTTACCAGAAACAATTGATTTGGCAACTGTACAAACAGCGGAACCGTGAAGGCGATTATCTGTATTTGCCGGAAGGGCTGGAACCGAAGTTCCAAACGGAAATCGTGTGCGTTCAGCCGGATCGCACCACGAAATCCGGCCATTTGCCGGAAAATTGGAAGCCCGAACATGATCAAATCCATGACTGTTTCGACGTGCTGAAAATGGCGTGCTGGGCGAAGGATTTCGTGTTTGCGAAGTTCGCGCCGACCATGTTCCGGTGCATGAAATCGCCGGGCTTGCGGCGAACTCAAAAAACATGGTTTGAACGGAACGCGAAAAAAGCGGATTGATTCAGGGGCGGTTTCGGTTGAAGCCGCCCTTTTCAGTTCAAAAAAGGGTGTTCAGATCATGACTTGAAAAATATTTTTTAAGTCGTGCGATTCGTGGTTTGCATTTGGTTTGTGTGCGTGTTACTTTGTTCATAGAGTTTGCTGCGGTTGTATGTTCCGGCGGGCTGGCTTTTATCCTTTCTTCTGGCCCTGCATCCCCGCCCCGGTGAAGGCTCCGCCGGGGCGGGGGAGCGTACAAGACGTGGCGCGAACAATAGGAGACCGCCGTGTACTACACAAACACCACGATTCGTTTTGAAGCCGCATCCGGCGCGGTGAAGCTTGCGTTCAAGCTTGTTCCGGGCACCACGGCAGCCACCATTGTGACCTCGATGGAAAGCGGCTGTTTTGTTTTTGCCGCGCCCGTTGCCGGTTCGTACCGCTATGAACAGTACACGGATGATGGCGATGTGGTAAAGGCCGGCGCGTTCACTGTGAAGCAATCCCTGGCGGATGCCCCCGGAACATTTGATCCGCGTTCGGACGCGGAAAAAACGCTGGCCGCACTGGAAGCGAAGATTGCGGGGCGCGTGCTCACCATTGAGCAAAGCCACATCACAATTGGTGACCGTTCCCTTCAGTATATCAACAGCATCCACGAACTGGAACAGTGGCGTGCCTTTTTCCAGCGGATCGTGGATCAGGAACACGGGATAAAGGATTGCAAGACCGAAGTTTGTTATCTTCGGCGGATTTGAGGTGCGGAATGGCGAATCTTTTTCATAGACTGAACAGCATCTTCCGCAGGAAACAGCCCGTTTCCGGCTTTAATACGCGCATGTTCCAGGCCGCCGCGCACAACCGCCTGATTGATTGGCCATTGAGTTACCAGCGTGTGAACGGCGACTTGTTCATGGAGTATCAGACCATTGTGCTTCGTTGCCGTTCGCTTGCGATGAACAACGAATCCGTGCTTGGAATCCTTCGGAATCTTCAGCGGAATGTGGTCGGCATACACGGCTTCACGCTTCAGAGCAAGGCGAAGGATACGGAACTCCGGCCCGTGATTGAAACGCTGTGGCGGGAATACGGTTCCCGTGCCGCGCACGCGGTTACGATGGATGAACGTAGCAGTGCGCGTGACCTTGACATTCTTGTTTTGCGTTCCCTGATGATCGACGGCGAATGTTTCATTCACCGCGTGTATGATCCTGCCTCGAAATTCGGCTGGCGTTACGAAGTGATCGATTCGCTTCAGATCGATCCGTTCTACATGGTGAACAAGATCGCGGGCGGCGGACGAATTTTCATGGGCATCGAATTCGATTCGAAGGGACGTGAGATTGCATATTGGTACCGCCCCACCGTGTGCGAACAGTACAACACCGGCGTGCGCGAACGCATTCCCGCCACGAATATCATTCACCTGTTCCGAAAGGAATTCCCCGCCCAGATGCGAGGCATTCCCCCGCTGGCGGGTGCCGTGATCGACCTGAAACGCCTGGATGATTACCGTGATGCCGAACTGGTTCACGCGCAAATCGCTTCCTGCACGATGGGTGTGTGGGAATGGGATGGCCGGAATCAGGAAGACGTGATCACCGACCGGCAGGCGGATGACCAGGGGCAGTTCGTGAGGGAGATCAAACCCGGTATCTTTCCCATTGCTCCGCGCGGCTACACGGCGAAATTCCTTCAGAATTCCGCGCCGAACAGCCAGTTCCCTTCGTTTGTGAAAAGCGTGCTTCGCGCCATTTGCAATTCGGTCGGCATTTCCTACAACAAGGGCGCGGGCGATTACGAATCCGTGAACTATTCTTCCCTTCGCGAAGCCTCGCTGGAAGACCGCGAAACATACGGTGAACTTCAGAAGTTTATCGTTGACAACTGGAAATCCCTCCAGTTCCATGATTTCATTTCCGCCGCCGTGATGAACGGCCTGGTTCGTTCGAACTCCATTTCTTCCGTTTCCCCGCATCAGTTCTTCGGGCGGAAATTCAGCTGGGTCGATCCCCAGAAGGAGATCGCAGCGAAAAAGGAAGAGATCGCCTTGATGCTGACCGACCCGTTTTCGGAAATCGAATCGCGCGGCGAAGACCCGGCTGAACTTCTTGACCGCTTCGTGGCATGGCGCGAAATGCTGAAGGCGCGAGGCCTGGAAGTTTTCTGGGAATCCGCCTTTGCGAAGATGCCGGGAACGCTTTCCGAAGAAAATGAACCTGAGTCGAACGATAACACAAACCTGTCGGCGGGCGAAGCCGCCGACAATAACAGTTAAGGACTTGTCCTTATGGAACCGAATGTTGATTTTGAAAAACTGGAAATCAGCTTTTCGTGTGCGTCTTCTTACCCGTATGCGCGGGAAGACCACGAAACGAAACGCTACTTTGTCGAACGCCTGATATGCAACGATGAGGCCGTAGACCTTACGCGCCTGAACGGGGGCGCATCCGTGTTGAAGAACCATGACACGGACAAAGTTCTGGGAAAGATCGTTCGTGCATGGATCGAAGGTGAAGTTCTTTGCGTTCGCATCCGCTTCCGCACCGACAACATGAGCCGTGACCTGTTTGCCGACCTCGCGAACGGAACCGTTCCGAACGTGAGTATTGGCTATACCGTGGAACACTACAACGAATACACCGACGAAGCCGGGAACCTTGTCCGCGACGTGGACAAGTGGACGGCTTACGAAGTTTCCGTTTGCGTGGGAATTCCCGCAGACCCAACCGTCGGTTTTTACCGAAATTTCGAACTCGATCACGCACGAAATAAAACACTCAACAAGGAGGCCAACATGGCGAAACGTGCAGACGAAACCCCGAAGGAAACCGAAATGAGCCCCGAAGAGATGAAGGCGCGCATTGCGGAACTCGAATCCGAAAACGAAGCCCTGAAGAAGGCGTGTAACGACGGCAAGCGCGAATGCGGCGACAAGCCGGAAGACGGCCCCGAAAACAAGTCGTGCGGCGGCGAAGCCGACAAGGAAATCCGAAGCATGGTTCTTGAACTCAAAAAAAGGATTGATTCCATGACCCCCGCGAATAACCGTTCCCTCGTGGTGCCGAACATCAAAACGTCCGGCGAGCGTGAATACAACATCGCAAACGTCCTCACCGCGCTGATCGGCGGCGAAGCGGATATTTCCTTCGAACGGGAACGTTCCGCCGAGCTGTACGAATCCATGAACATGCGCCCCTCGCGCACCAGCATCATGGTGCCGCTGGATGGTTTCCGTTCCGTCCTCGAAGACCGGATCAACCGCCGCGAAATGAATTCCATGACCGGTTCTGCGCCCGGCCTTGTCGCGCAGCAGAATCTTCCTACCATGTTCATCGACTACGTGAGAACGCGTATCGGTGTCAAAAACGCCACCTTCATCGCTGGTCTGACCGGCGGCCCCGTCACGATCCCGGTGCAGACTTCCGAAGCCCAGGTCGCATGGATTTCCGGTACCACCGCGTCCCCCGGAACGAACCAGGCCGTTTCCGCCACCACCGTTCAGGTCGGCGACATCACCCTGACCCCGCACAAGCTCGGTGCGTATGTTCCGATTGGCCTTGACCTGCTGCTTCAGGGTAATCCCTCCGCCACGAACATCGCCGTTACCAGCCTGATGAACGCCGTGGCGCGTAAGTTGGGCACCACGATGCTGAAGGGCAACGCGTCCGACCCGACGATCACCGGCCTTGCCACCGCCACAGGCGTGCAGACCGCCGTGATCGCAAACATCGCTTCCGCCACCTGGAATCAGATCACCAACCTGATCGGCAAGGTGGAAGGCCTGGAATACAACGGGCCGCAGGAATTCGTGATGAGCGCGGGCGACAAGGCCACGTTCAAGAGCATCGCGAAGGGCAGCTATGGTTCCGGCTTCATTTGCGAAGACGGCTTCATCGATGGCCGCTATGTGAACGTGGACGGTTCGCTTTCCAGTGGCGACATCTACTACGGCGATTTCAGTAACATCTTTGTCGGCCAGTGGGGCGGCATCGAACTGATGCTCGATCCCTACACGCAGTCGCTTTCCGGCACGGTGAACGTGATCGTTCGCCTGGTTTGCGATATCGGTATCGCGCGCCCGAATACCTTCGTGAAGCGTGTTGCAGAATAATCCGGCCAAGAACCTGCACCATATCCCTTCCGGCGCGGCCCCCTCTCCGCGCCGGGGGGAACCTTCAAGGAGCAAACCATGAAAATCAGATTCAAAAGTTCGTGCGTGTTCCACGGTGACCGCGCTGCCGGCGAAATCGCCGATTTCGCCGCGCTTCCGCCGGATGCCTGCATTGTTGTGGGAGCCGGAATGGCGGAAATCCTCGAAGACGAACCGGAAGATTCGGCGAAAATGCACGAAGAACCGCCGGAAATGCCGCGTGAAGCGTTGGAAGGTCACGATGCGGACGATGAACCGTCTGAACATTCAAGCCCCGTCAAAACGTCCGCAAAACATTCCGCGAAAAGGAAACGCTGAACATGAACCCGTTTGAAGCGGCAACGCAGATTATGATGAGCAACCCGGACTTTGTGGAAACGGCCACGTTTCGCAACGGTTCCGTGCCCGTGGTTGCTTCGGAACTGGCGTTCGCGCCTACCGTGACCGAATTCGGCGAAGATGAAGGCGAATCCTTTTTCCTTCGCATCGAAGCGCGCCTGCTTTCTTCGCCGCCCGAAAAATACGAACACATCACGTTCCGTGGTGTGGAATACAAGATTGACCGTGCTGACCTGGATTCCGCCGGGCTGGTGTATCGTGTTTACCTGAAATCCCTTTCTTCGCGGGAAAGCTGAACGATGCCGTCGCTGAAATCCCAGGCCGTGAAACTCGAAATGAGCTTGAAATCCTTCGAGGCGAACTTAGCCTTCATGGATTCCGAGGTGGACGAGGAACGTGAAAAGGTTGTGATGGCGGGCGCGTCCGCTTACGCCACATCCGCGCAGAAGCACACCCCGCCCGCCCTGGGCAAACCGGACATTCCGCCCGAATACTATGAAACGCTTGAAATGGATCGGACGCTGAACCGTGGGGAAAAGACTTCGGGCCGCCGCGTGATTTACAATCTTCGGAATTGTGTTCGGAATCCTGAATCGCGCCGGTTCGCCAAACAGTTCGGAAAGCTGCTTCGTGATGGCTTCGAGTACGTGGTGATGATGAAGAACCGCAAGCACCGGAACATGTACATGAAGCCGTGCCGGACTCTGGACGAAGCGCGCCGCGCCGCCGTGGAAGATTACCGTGGTTTGATGCGGGCAAGCTGGGGCATGAGCTTCGAGGCTATCGGGAAGAAGATGCCGCCCGCGTTCCGCAAGTACATTTCGCGCCGCCCGGAACTGCTGAAGCGAAAAACGTTGAGCAGGGCGCAGTTTCAGAAAAACATCATGACCGTCACGTTAACGAACGAGGTGATCCCGGATAAGGCGGGCTTTCTCGCGTCGACCGACGTGAACGCGTCGATCGCCGCTGTCCGCACGATGGACGATATGATGACGAAATTCTTTAAGAAAAAATTTGATTTGTGAGGTCGGCTGCTTGACATTGTGCAAACAATCGACCTCAAAAACCAAACGGATAACTTGACAATGACGCTTGACCCGGAAAAACTTCTTGATTTGATTCAGCTAACCGTGCCGAATGTGGTGAAGGCCGTGGAGTACGACCGCAACGTTCTTCAATCCGGTTCGGGGATGCTTGTTTCCGCCATTACGGCTATCGAAAATGCGAATCAGGGGCTCCCGGATTACTGGGTGGATGTTCAGATTTCCGGCATGACGTTCAGCGGGTTCGATTCGAATGGTTCCATCCTTCGCCGGATTCACCACGATGCGCTCGGCGCGGTTCAGCGCTGGACACCCGCCGCCGTGACGGACGCGTTCGGCCTGGATGCGCCGGCCGCCGTGGTTGGCATCATCAATATTGCGTCCTCCTTTTCGAACGGGGGCGGATATCATGAATTTTCGATCACGTGCAGGCTTGCCACGACCGAACTCTACTTGGAATACTACGAACATCCGCTTCCGGTGTTTGAAGTTGACGATACTGGAACCGGAATTCAGTACATCCGTTTCGTTTCGACTTCGCCGTGTGCCGTTCAGCGCGTGACTTCAACGGAAACAGTTGCGCCGGATGGCGGCAAGCGTTCCACGATTGTGCATGAAGTTTCTTATGGCGAATGGGAAAACCGCGAAAACCTCGACTATTATCCCATCAATACCCCGGTTCCAGTTCAGAACAGCAATTAACATAAACCCCGTTTCCGAGGAAGCGAAGCGACCCGGAAACTACAACAGTTGAGGAGCATCCTCATGGCAAGACAATTTGGCGTTATCGCGGTGGGCGGCACGGCTGCTATCACCGGCATCGTGGCGAACAGCGTGGAATTCAGCGATTCCATTGAAAAGGCGACCGCACGAAACGAACAGGGCAAAGTCACGGACACGAAAGCCTACAGCAAGGGCGTTTCCATTTCCGTGCGTGGCAAGCTTGACACGCCGCGCGCGTCCCTTTCCGTTTCCGCTGGGCAGACCATCGTGATCGCGGGCGGCACGTACATGATCGATTCCGTGACCGTTTCCGAAACGAACACGGAATTTGCGGACGTTTCCCTTACCGCGTCGAAAAATGACGATTCTACCCTGGAAGCGTATTCCTGATTATGACGTTCACACCGGAACATCTTCTTTTCCTTGCGAACAGCCCGGAATTCGAAAAGGTCGTTGCGTCCGATCCCGTCCTGGACGAAATCGAAGCGAGCCGGATTGATTACGCGCTGGAACGCCTGCTTCTTTTTGAAGCGGTGCGCGGTACGCTTGTGATTTGCGGGGATGTTCCGGTGCGCCCCATTACCCCGTTCATCTGGTCGTTTCTTTGGACGCTGAAAAGCCCGTTCGTGAACATCGATGAAAACACCGAATTCACCGCGCTGGATTGCGCCATATTCGTGTTCCTGCTCACGCACGCGCCGGAAGAACTGGACTATGCGACCATTGAAAAGGAATCGCTGGCGTATGCGGACACGGTGCACCTGCTGGAACGCGTGGAAGACTTCGGCAAGGAACTGGCGGCGATGGTAAACACCGCGTTTGCCCCGCTGGACTTACTGCCGAAGACGAACCGCACGAAGGAACCCCCCGTGTATGATGCGGATTGGATGCTTTCCGTGTGTTCTGTGGCTGGGCAGGAAGCGAACTTTTCGGCGTTGCGTGTTGCAACCGAACTTCCGCTTTCCGCCGTGTTCGGATATTGCGTGATCCGGGCGCGGAAATCGAAACCGGATTGCGTGTACACGAAGCACATGCCGGACTGGTGCAGCCGCAACTATGTGGAACGCCTGAACCAGCTGAAAGCCGAATTCATCGAAAACCATTTCAGGGAGACCGAATAATGCCTGCAACCGGAAAAATCACACTCGATGCGTCCGATTACAAAAAGACGCTGGAAGAAGTGAAGGCGAAGACGGCAAACGCGTCTGATGAAATGTCCCGGAGTGTGAAAAAGTTCGGGCAGGAAGTCGGCGGAGCCGGGAAAGCCGTTTCCGCACTTTCCGGCGAAGTTGGAAGTTCCTTCGGAAACATCGGCAAAGTGATCGGTGCGGTTGCATCCGGCCCCGTGGCGATTCTCACCGCCGCGTTCGGCGCGTTGCTGGCAGCAGGCATCAAAATGTGGGATCAGCTTACCACGTCCGCCGAAGAATACCAGGCGAAAATGGAAACGCAGATTTCCGTTCAGGAAAAATCCCTGGCGAAGATGCGAGAATCGCAGACAGAAGAAGATGCGTACATGGAACGCCTGAAACAGCTTTCCACGCAGGAACAGCTTTCCAATGCCGAAAAGGAAGAAGCCGCGTTTCTGCTGAATACGCTTTCCAAACGGTACAAGGATTTTTCCGCTTCCATTGACGAAGCAACCGGAAAAATTACCGGCCTTGCGGAAGCTGAACTTCGGTTGAACGAAATCCAGAAAGCACAACGCATTGCCGCGCTGGAAAACGTCATTGAATCCGAAACAGCCGTTTCGAATGCTGCGTTCAGGAACTTCACGGAATTACCAGCATGGGCGAAGTACACGCGTGGTTGGATTACTGGTGAAAACGCGGATGCTGAAGCGGCATACAAGAGTTATTCCAGCATGAGCACGAGCGGAAAACGTGAAATGGCGTTGGAAATGTTGAACCCTGAAACGGGTGCGACCACGAACAAGGAAATTCAGTTCTGGAAAGAAGAACTTGCCCGATTGGATAAGATTATCGAAAAGGAAACCGAGCTGAACAACCTTCGGAAGGTCGGAACGGAAACCGTGAAGGCGCGTGCCGAAGAAATGAAGAATGCTTCCGAAACGGAACGCAAGGAAATCGATTCTCAGGCTGCCGCGTGGAAATCCTTCAATGATTCCCGTGTGAAGGCCGAACAAGATGCTGAACGCCGCGCGGAAGAAGCCGCACGACGTGATCTGGATGCCCTGAAACGCGAGGAAAACGCACGCAGGAAGGAACAGCAATCTTATAGAAGCACCGCCCTGAAGTACGCCGGGTATGGCGCGCGCGCCGCGCGTGAAGAAGCCGTGCTTGCGGCGGAAATGAGTGTGGGCGGCCCGCTAAACGAAGACCAGTATCGGAAGGCGATCGCTTTCGCGAACGCGAAGTTCCGGCTTGAAAATTTTCAGTTCAACGCGCCGCAGGACTTCGCGCCGCGCGTGAACTCGCTGGTTGCACGTGGCGGTTCGGATGCCCCGGTATCCATGCCGAAGATTGAAGACCTGCAAGCTCAAACACTGAATAATGTGAAAACAATAAAAGACCTTGCGGCGCGGTTCCTTTCCGCCGCAGAGGATTGGGGAACATTCTGATGCCGTTACAACTCAAATATCAGGGGCGCACGAAGGAAAAAACCGCCGAAGGAACCATGATCACGATCACGTGGTATGGCACGCGGCAGGAATGCGAAGATTACCTGGCTGCCGCCAATATCAACTCCACAACCGTTGGACTGGGGCGGTTGGTGGGTGCTGGGACGCGGCAGGGCGAGGGCGATTTCTGGGAGGTCTTTTACAAATACAGCACGGCAGGCTACGCAAGCGGCAGTTCCGTTACCGCGCCTTCGACCGTGGTCGGTGAAAAATCGGCCACGATGAATTGCAGCATGATGAGTACACCGCTTGAACAGCATCCGAATTACAAGCTGAATTGGAATCATTGGCTTGCGGCACGGTATAAATCAGGGCAGACTGTTCCGTCCGCTCCGGCATGGTGGGCAACTGCTGATGCGGCTTATGTGATCTCTGCAACGGATCAGCAGGATTTCCGGCTGTTGAATTCAAACGGCGAATTGCCAACAGGGAAGGATGCTGACGGCTATTCCTGGATCATCATTGAGAATCCCGCGCTTCCAGGCGTGACCTCTTACGATGTTGCGTGCTACACGCAGACGGAAAAAGCACGGTATCGAAACTACGCGGATGCGTGTGCGGCGATTGCGGCGCGCGCGAACAAGATTTTTACCTCGTCGCAGATTATCAACAACGGTTTCACCGGTGGAAACTGGAAGGGCGACGGCGCTTCGATTGCGTGGGATGGCGAATACTGGATCGCGACCTTTACTTATACCTTCAGCGCGAATGCAAGCGGGTGGAACACCACGCTGTATGATTCCTATTCCGGGACCTGATAATGCAGATACCGACCAAAATCCAGCACGGCGAAAAAGTGATCAGTACCGTTTTTGAAAAGATAAACGGCATCATCGATTATTTGAACGCGTCAAAACTTCGCAAAAGCAGCGGCATTGACGTGCTGGAAACGCCGTCCGGCACGTTGCTGAAGCTGATACCGGAGAAAAAAGCGGCGCCGCAGTTGCAACCGGCCGCACCGGTTTCCGGTTCCTGTATTCCTGATTACAGCAATCCGACAAGTATTTCGGCAAACACGCAATATGGCCCGTTTGCATATCCTGTTTGGCTGATCGGTTCGATAGGCGCACTGCTGTATGGCTCTAATATCTATGAGGCATATTTGACACTTGGCTCCACTTCAACCAACATTGATCTTTTTGATGTTGCGCAGACCAATGGCTTGGATGGCTATCAGATCACACAGCTGATCGTCCCTGTATCAATTCTTATTCCGGCATCAACAACGTTTGAAGTTCATACACAAACAATTGAACCGTTAAATTTTTACATTAAATTGAACTATTACCCTTGCATCTAACAGAAGGAGAAACTGAACATGGGAACGACTTATTTTGACAGGTACGGAAATTATCAGGGGGAAATTCCTTCCCTGCCCGGCGATATCCTTCCGTACATCGTTGAGGAAGCCGGGGGCGGCGTGACGTACATTTGCTACTTCCCGGACAACGGTGCCGGTGTTGGCGTGAAGCGCATCACGGAAGTGAAATCCGGAGTCGCAACCACCACCACGATTGAACACGCGTTTGGCGCATGGGCTGACAGGGCTACGCTGACGTATTATCCCATTAATCAGGCAATTCCGGAGGAAAATTAACATGAAATATTACGAAGACCCCATTCTGGGGAAAGGTCGCGCCGCTGATGTTTCCGGTGGAACCGGCGGCGGTGGTGGAACGGACTATGTTTTCGATGCCACTCAGTTTACTGTTCTCGGTGACACTGTATCCATTACCGGAACAGTTCCAACTGCAACCACCGCGAACGGAGTTTCGCAGGAAGTCAAGGATGACATTATCAGTTCGGCGGGAGGCGGCATTGCCGGTAACATCGCAACTGTCGAGAACGTGATGACAGGTGTGACCGGCGGAACGCAGACCATTGTTGACGTCGACTCCCTGCGCGGCGGCCTTACTGCCGGTCAAGCTGTGGACGTGACCAGCGAACCCGATGATTTCAACCCCAGTTATGGTGATTACAAGGGCGAATTCAACCTGTATAGTGAAACGCTCGGTTTCGCCTCGTTCCCGAAGTATGCTCCCGGCCTGAAATATCTTATGATCGCCGACCTAATGTATATTCCACTTGGCACAGGGGGTGCCACGGTGGCTCCGGGCGGCACATGGCTTGACGGAACGACCTCGCCTATCACGCTTCCTGCCGGCGAGGCGGTGCGCGTCGCAATGCTTTTCGATACGGAGTCTACGGCCACGTTCACATTTGCATCGGTCGAAATCGGTTTTGATTCCGTCGTCGTCTCCCACCTGCGCGAATATGAGGTCACGGCCTGCACGCCGGAGGCGATTGCCTATATCGCCTCGCTGGACAACCCGGATGCGTTCGCCGATTACTACCTCGTCAAACAGGACATGGTTCAGCCGTGGACGTATATCATTAACATGGGCGCGTCTCCAGCGACCACGGTGGCGGCTGGGCTCGCATACCAGATCGACTGCACGTCGGGTTCGCACATCATCACCGTTGACACCTGTCCAACCGGGTACGTGGGCCGCGACACCTACGTCCGTCTGCTGGTCGGAGAAACTGGTGGCGTCGTGGTTCAGTCGCCGCTCAAGTTAGGCACGCCGCTCGTCGCGAATGCCATCAACAACTGCGAAGTGAAATACCGCGACGGCGAGGCTGTTCTGACCGTCGCCGACACGCTCGGCGGCTACATCGTGACGGACATTACCGGCACGACAGACGGCACGCTGTACTACGGTCTCACGGCAAGCAACGCTTCGCCCTACATTACGTTTTCGCCTGTCACTGATGGACAAACACTCAACCTGAGCAGCGCAGTTATTTCCGGAACGAAAATCGTTGTCGGGAACGGGGCCGGTTCCACCATTCTCACAGGAGCCTTCAAGCCGAGCAGCACGACACAGTTGGTAAACCTTTCCCTCGCGAATGTCGACGTTTTGAGCGGCGGCTATATGCTACTCAAAAACGGAACAGAAATCGCTTCGGGAGCGTCCGTAACATTCGACTATGCGACCGTGCAGGTTAATGGAGGAACGGTCAACGGGACGCTTCCCGTTTCTCGCGGGACGCTTCAGCTCCTAAATGCTGGCGGAACGGGAACAATCGACCTCAATAATTTGAACAAAATCATCATTTCGAGTGGAGCATCTGCCTCGGTCAACGGCCTTACTATCACGAACGGCAGAACGGTGTCTTCTGGTGGCGCTTTCCTTGTCAGCAGAGGAGCGTCGCTCGCTCTGTCGTCCAATGTAATTTCGGGAAACACCTGTACGACCTTTTATGCAGGCGCAGCGGCGGTCTATGTTGCCCCTAGTGCTTCCATGAGCGCAGATCATTGCACGTTTGCGTCCAACTATACGTCAAATTTGGCACGGGACATCTGGATTGACTATGGAGCAAACTGCACGCTCAAGGACAACACGGTAAAGGGAGGTATTATTCTCGGCTCCTGCACGCTCGTAGGCTCCAATGCTTTTGGTGGAACGATGATTACGGGGTCCGCAGCAACCCCCGGTTCGGTCTTTGTCTCGTCTGGTGCAATTATTGACCTGACCGGCAACACAAACGCAAGGCCAATTAGCCCCGGCGGAACCAACAATATCACATTCGGGGCGAACGTGACCATCATCAACTCGGCCGGCATTTCCATGAGTCTCAACAATGGGGCGGCAGGCTCCTGCACGAGTATCAAAAAAGATGGCACAACCGAATAAGGAGATACAACGATGAAAACCTATACCATCAGTGGCAAAACCTACGACCACCTCCCCGACCCGCTCTACCTCAACGGGGCGGCATATTCGCCGATGACCGAGGCGCGGTTTGTCAAGCTCGGCGGCACAATCACGGACGACGGGGAACCAACGCCGAAGGAAGCCTTCCTCGCTACGCTCGACACCTATCTCACCGCCCTTGAGGCGAAGATGGTGGAACTGGAAATCCCCATCACGAAGAGTGGGTTCCTCACCGCCGCCGGTTCCATGCTCTCCACGGAACTGGTCGCATGGGCTGAATCCAAGCACGTTCCCGATGAGCTTATCAAGGAAGTCCGCGAACAGGTTCTCACGTTCGTGGCGGATGCCTCTCGCCTCGGTCTCACGTGGTCTGACCTCTTCCCCGTGGTGAACGGATGAAGTACACCCGTCCACAAGCATCGGTTCTCAGCGGTCGCGCAAGGGAGCTTCGTCTATCCGGGGCGGAGCTTCTGGACGACCTCGATGCCGTCATGCGTGACTGTAATGGGATTGGGGCGGACTGGATGCCGGATGGAATGACCATTCTGTGCACAAAGCTGAACGCCGTGATGGAAGTTCCGGCGGCAATCCATGACCGCCGGTACATCCTGAACGTCGACCGCCTTTCCGCAGATACGGAATTTCTGGCCAATACCATGCGGATGATTGAACTGAAATATTCCTGGTGGAATCCCGTGCGCTACATCATGCGGCGGCGTGCGTCCAGGTACTACACATATTTGCGTGCCTTCGGTGGCCGCGCCTGGGAGGAGGCAAAGAAAAAATGAACGAAGAAACCGAAAACGCCGTTGAACAGGCCGTAAGCCTTGCCACGCTGAACGTTCGTTTGGGGCAGATTGAAGAAACCCTGAAGAAGATCGATAAAGCTCTGAACGGAAACGGGCATGATGGTGTGATCACCCGTGTGGCACGCCTGGAAGAACGCCTGAATGGAACGTGGAAAACGCTGCTGATTATCGGGTGGCTGGCGGATTTCCTGATTGCCGCCGGTGCGCTTATCGCTGTAATCATACGCAAATAAAAACGGAGGAACACCATGAAAAAAATCTTATTCGCCGCCATTGCGGCATCGATGCTGACCGGGTGCGGCCACAACATCGGCACCGTGATCCACGGAAAATTCATCAACGTGGGGTATGACCCCGAACTGAACAAGGTCGGAATTCAGTACGTGGATGGAATCATGGCAACTGGGCTTCAAAAGGAACTTTCCGAATCCAGTTTGAAGTTTGCCGATACCGCCGAAAAGGACGGTGTGAAGACCAGCACCACCATTGAATACGGCTTCAAGAACGGCGAACAGATCACCGGCTACGGTGTTGATGCCATCGAGGCGATGAACAAGAACTGACCCGTTGGGGAGTAGTACAATAGATGCCACGCCAATTCACCCGTGTAAGCAGATCGGTGGCGTGGATGATCCGGCAGGGCTGGCGGCCCCCGCGGCAAATCTGCTTCCGCCGCTGGAAAACCTTTCTGGTAGCCCCGTCCGTGTGTTCCTCATCTTTCACATGGGCGGGGCTTTTTTATGATCCTGGGGCCATATTGCCGGGCCATATCGGATTTTGCGTGATATGTTTCACTTTGTGTTACTGGCTACCCTCAAAATGACATAAAAAATGGCGGAGAGAGTGGGATTTGAACCCACTTCCCTGAACTTGATTTCCTTCAGCCATATCGTTTGGCCATAAAAGTTTGAACTGGTAAATCATTTTTCGCGAAAGTCAATCCGGCAGGGTTTGGATCAGCCGGGCGGATGTTTCATCGTGCGAATAAAGGTCGGTGATTTTATCCGAAACGTGCCCCACCGTGCCGCGCACGGCATGGCGCGGAATGCCCGCCGCGTCGCACCTGCTGATGAAGCTGTTTCGGAAGGAATTGAAGTTCACGATTCCGGTTTCATCCGTGGCGATTCCGGCTTGTTTCAGGATTTGCCCGAAAACCGAACGGAAACGCGCATCATTCGGCTTGTAAGGCCAGGCCCCTAATACGCGGTCACCTTCACGCGGCAGGCCGTCCAAAAGGGCTTGCAAGTGCGGATGAATGAAAATCACCACGGCACGTTTGAACCGCGCCGTTTTCGCCGGTGTTTTCTGGATGCGATCCCCGGTGATTTCCGACCAGCGAAGCGTGAACACGTCCTTTTCCCGCATTCCGGTGTGCCACGCGATTTGAACGGCTTCCTTCCACGGCGAAGGGGCCGCCGCCCGGATGCGTTCATATTCTTCCCGCGTGAACGGACGCTGGCACGCGCTGTGCACCCGCCGCGCATGGATGCGATCAAACGGAGATTCCGCAAGCCCCGCATCCACCAGCAAAAGTTTGAATATGCCGTTCAGGGCACACCGCGCATTGTTGTACACCTTTTCCCCGCTGTACCGCTTTTCCAGGTACGCAAGCGCATCTTCCGGCCTGATTTCATCCATGTACGTGAAGCCGGATTCCCGCACGAACCGCCGCCACACTTTTTGTGCCGATTCGCCGACCGCCGCGTACCTCGATGCGCGTTCCAGCGCGTCCGATACCTTCAACCGGCGTTTCGCCTTCGTGCCCCGCTGAACATCCGTTCCGTTCAGCAGGGCTTCAATCTTCGCACCCGCGCGTGCTTCAAGTGAAGCCGTGCGGGCTTTTTGCATCAATTCGGTTTCCAGCTTCCGCGCCACATCGCGATCATGCGTGTACAAGCACACTTCCACCTGCCGTTTCCGCAGTGAAATGCCGGAACGTTCCCACCGCACGAAATAAGCGTGGTAAAAGCCTTTTCCGCGCCGCCGCAGTGCCATTATTTGCCCCCTATGACGGCAAGGATGATGAACAGCGGGGAAAGGATAAGACCCCACAAAAACAAGGCGGCAATCCATAAGCCCACCAGCCGGAATATATAGCCGAATGATGGTGTGGGCAGTTCGGTAAGGAACACGCCGACCGGGCGGTAGCCCTGCTTTACTTCCGGGGAAACATCCACCAGTTTCACCCATACGGGAACTTGTTCGGTTTCGTTTTCGTTCATGGTTTCACCTCATATTCATGTTCACGTGATGAAGATTTCAAGGCGATAGATGCACCGCCCGAAGGGGAGTTCAAAAGCTTTTCAAGTTCAAAGATGCGTTCGCGAAGCTTCAGATTTTCTTCGCGCAACTTCAGGTTTTCTTCCCTCAAATCTAAATCCGGCTTCACATCGAAAGACCGCGTGGACGTGTGGAAGGCGTGAAGCGCGGCGTTCAGCAGGGCCGAATCATACCGGCGTGCCGCCACGGCGTTCATCAACTGCTGTTCGTTCCCCTGAACGAAGGCGGCATCCAGCAGGGTTTGAACCAGGGCGCGTTCCAGTTCTTCCGCCGTTACCTTCAGGATGCGTTTCAGCACCTCAAAATGAACGGCGGCCACCGGGGCAAGCCCTTGTTCCCATTTGTACACGGTTTGTTTGCTCACATGAAGCTGTTTCGCCACGTCCGATTGCGAAAGCTTCATCCGGTTTCGCAGTTGTTTCAAATTGTTTTCCATGTTCCGGGTTTCCTTTCTTGGAATAGTACAATACTACAAAATGTAACACAAAACAAGCTCAAAAATGGAAAATCTTTAAACTTTTTCGCGTTTTCGGCTTGATTTGTTTGTAACAGCGTGTATATTGGTTGTAACACATCTACAAACCATCGACAAACGAAAAGGAACCCGCCACCATGAAGCAAAAACAAACCACCGTGCTGAACTGCCGCCTGCCGGAGAAACTGAAGCAGGAACTTCAACGCCGTGCGGAAAAGCGGAACATCACCACCGCCGCAATGTTGCGGATCATCCTCACGAAAGAATTTTCTGTTCGTGATTTGAGAGTCAACTAAATACAAACCTGCCGGAGCCACCAAATGCAAATTCACGATAGGAACCGCCTGAACGAATTGCGTTCCCTTCCGCTGGATCGGAAAATTGGCTTCACGTCCGCGCGGATTGCCGAATGGTACAACCATTTCGGCGGAAAGGTTCATGTTTCGTTCAGTGGCGGCAAGGATTCCACGGTGTTGCTGTACCTGGTTCGGAAGCTGTTTCCCGATGTTCGGGCGATGTTCGTTGATACCGGGCTGGAATATCCTGAAATCAAGGATTTCGTGAAGACGTTTGAAAACGTGGATATAGTCCGCCCGAAGAAAACCTTCCTGCAAGTGATCCGTGAATATGGCTTCCCGGTAATCGGCAAGGAAGTGGCACATTATGTGTATTATGCCCGGAAGGGGCAAGGCTGGGCCAGTTGCGCGCTGGGGGTGCTGGAATCGTACATCACCAAAAACGGGAAGGAACTGGCATTTAGACGGGGAACCCGGTATGATTTCACAAAATACGGATTTCTTGTGAACGCGCCGTTCAAAATTGGTGATCAGTGCTGTGCCATTATGAAGAAAACACCGGCCTGCAAGTATGCGGCGGAACATGAAACCTTTCCCATGCTGGGCACCATGACGGATGAAAGCCGGATGCGTGAAAAAGCATGGCTTCAACATGGGTGCAACGCATTTGAAGCCAAATATCCCATTTCCACGCCAATGGCGTTTTGGACGGAACAAGATGTTCTTCAGTACATCAAGGCGATGAACATTCCTATTTGTTCCTGCTACGGACAAATCGTAGGGGGGGGGCGGAAACCTTCACACTACCGGATGTGAAAGAACCGGCTGCATGTTTTGCATGTTCGGCATTACGCACGATAAAACGCCGAACCGGTTTCAGCGCATGGCGTACACGCACCCGAAACAATATGAATACTGCATCAAAAAGCTGGGGATCGGTGAAGTGCTGGACTTCCTGAAAGTTCCGTATGAACCTGAACCAGATTTATTTCCCGAATCATTCAAAACCACCACAAACAAGGAGCCGAAACAATGACTGAAACAATCTTCGCCGCCGTTTTCTACGGGTTCATGGCACTGGGCGCGTTCTTCACCGTGCTGTTCCTCACATTGATGTGCATTGACGAATTTGGAAGGGGGAACAAATGATGGAAACGAAATTCATACCTGCACCGTGGAAGGTGATTCCTGCCGATGAATTCAACAGCAGGATTGCCATTTCCGCGAAGGGTGCGGAAAAGTATTCCAGCCGTGGGCCGATTGCCCTTGTGGGGAAACGCCACAAAAACGCAATGGCAAACGCATATTTGATTGCCGCCGCACCGGAAATGTACGAACAGCTTGATTTTTTTCTTGATTATATTAAAAAGCATTTTCCTGAACGTGGCAAAATCATTGAAAAAATCCTGAAGAAAGCACGGGGGAAAGCATGAACACGGAACCGAACAAGAAGGTTTGCCCGGAACTGAAGACGCTGGCCGCTGAACTGGTCGCGGCAGTGCTGGAACGGTTCGTTCCAACCGCCGAAACCATCGTGGGGCTGCCGGATGCGGCGCGAATCCTGAACATGAAGCCCGCAA